TAAGCGGCTTTAACGACTGTTCTCCCCCGATGTGCTTTAGGCACAAGGGGGGTTACTGAGTCATCGCCAGGGGATAAAAAGCGATTCTGTTCCGGCTTGTCTTGGGTTACTTCAAACTTTGCCAATCTGACCAAACCTTCTTCGATCTCGTTGGTTGATTTGCATAACCCAAGCATCACCATTGCAGGAAGTTTATTTTCCTGCTCATAACCAAATACATGACGTGCCATCTCCACGCTGATCTCAACAGATTCGTTTACAGGAAACTTATAGTCCTGAAAAGCGTAGTTTTGGATCAGAGCCTTCTCGCTCCGATTAGTCACATATACAGTTGTCATAGCGTAACAATGTCACCGTAAACAGTAATGTCGCAAGTGCCGCTAGTCACGGCTGTATTCACCCGTACAAACAGTGAACCAGAAGTGTAAGTTCTAGACAGCGCCGCAGTGGAAAGAGTCAAATCTTGCCACTTTGTTGTGCCATCTACAGAACTCAAAACAGTCGCATTGCTAACTGCATTTGACGTATTGCCATCATTCGATGTCAAAATGGTCACGTTTGCAGCAGCAATGCTCTGATTTGGTTTAGCGACAGTGATCCTGCGAACAATGTAAGAAGTGCCACCCACAACAGGAAGTTGAGCAACTGCATTGCCAGTTGAACCAACGCTGACGTTGACCGCATTAGCAATAGCAAAATTGCCAAATCCATCAGGGTATAGCGAACCTACATGGTTAGCATCCATCTCGCCCCCTTAGACGTTGTAAGTGCCGCTGACTGGTTCACCACCATCAACGGTAAACAGCGTAATAGTCGGAGCGCCTGACAACACATTTGCACGGACGTTTGTACCGTCAGCAATGAACAGACCACCCGTGTTGTTAGCAACGACAACGCTCCAAGAAGCATTGCTGATGTTGCCAGACTGGTTGGTGTTCAGTTCAATAGTGACGTTTGCAGTCGGTGCAATGTAGTAAGTACCGGCTGGCAGAACTACCGTAGCGTTACCGGCAGACTGCGCTTGAAAGTAAGCCGACGCAGCGTTAGTGGCTGCGCCTGCTACTAGAATTTTATTTAAACCAAGTGCCATGACTATTTCTCCTTTACAGTGTCAGAGAGTTGTAGCCCGTGACCTTGGTCATCGACTTAGGCTTCGTATTGACCAATTCAGCAATCGTCAGCACTGCGCCAACGTAGCCAATCTGCCAGTTCGGAAGGGTCGATTCAAAGCCCGTGAACACAAACGAACCCTGCTCATGGATGTAGAGCGACAGGTAGTTGCTGTTCAGGAAGTAGACAGTACCTTCAGGGCAATAAGGATCAGGATAAATTGGCACACCAGCAACCATCAGCGCACGGAATGCGGCTTGAGGGCCATTAGCGTCACCATCGAAACCGTTACCTGGGGTGATCATGTATTGCTCTTGACCAACAAAGTCTTGAGCCAACAAAGTCCAAGTACCGAAACCGCAAACACCAAACGATGGCACTTCAGCGCCGTTCTTCACGGTTCCGCTGATGTACTGGAGGATGTTCTGACGGGTTGGGTTAACCGAACCAGCGGCATACTCTTTCGACTGCCACCAGCTATAGGTTGAACGGTTGATGTTACCGTAAGTACCCGACGAGGAAACAGCAGCCGGTAGGCCAGTAAACTGTTGCGTGTTCGTCGTGTTGGTGTACAGGGCGGTAGCCATTGCATCCATCATCACGTTGGTCGCGTCGTTCATACGCGCTTCGATCAGAGGAATGATAGCTGCGTCTTGCTGAACTGCACCTTCCATACCGAGAAACGGTACTGGAGCAATCATTAGCTTCAGGTTAAATTCAGCGTTGTAAGCACCCTGCTGAACAGACGGTTGAGCGAACGAGCCGCTGTAGTCTGACCACTGAGCGTTTACGAACTGAGAACCCTGGACGGGAACGGTTACAGAAGAAACACCACCGGAAGCCTGTTGCGAGTTAGCAATCAGAGCCGCCATCAGCGGTGTTGAGTTATAGAGTTGTACGACCAGCTTCGGGATAAACGCTCTACGGGTAACGTAAGTTAGTTCCGTAAATTGCGTACTACCCGTTGCCGGAAGAATACCGCCACCAATAGGCATAGTTTATCTCCGAGTCAAGAATCCCCTTGTTTACAGGCCAATGGGTCGTGGATTTTTCCGCAACTCATTGAGTGCTTTTGCTGCTTCATCCCGTGCGCCAGCAACAGGGTTTCTCCAATATTTCGAGAGATCAAACTTGTTAATAGCTGACGGGTTATAACCAGTTGGCGTAGGTGCGGCAGACTGTTGCATCCAACGCCAATATTCTGCTCCTGCTTCGTGGTTAGTAATGCCTTTTTCCAGCATGACTTTCTCCACTTCTTCAATTTGTTCGTCTGTGTCAATCAGACCTTTAGCCTTCAACTTGTTACGACGTGAGTTGAGTTCATCCATAGCGTCGCGCTCACGCAGCTTTGCTTCCAATTGAGCCACACGATCATTTGCCTTATCGACAGCATTACGGGTGTAGTCTTCAATTTCCAATTCTGGAATCGGCATTTCCGGCTTGACCTTCTTCACTTGACGCAGAAAGTCTTTGCGCGTTTCAGGATTCTCAGAAAGTTGTTTTGCAAGCAAAGCCAGTTCGTCACGGGCTTCTGGTGTTAGGTCTTCTAATGACATGACTATCCCCTTAATAAATTAGATAACGCGCTTACCGTCACCAGGCTTCTGAACTTGCATCTTGTTCTTGCTGCCTGCTGCGCCAGCGTTCTTCAAACCGCCAAACTCCGAAAAACGTGGAGTATTAACGATTTGACCATTCTGCTGGTTGTTGTCGGTAGCTTTACGAGGTGCGGCTGCACCGCGAGGCTTAAATAAATCCATGATTTCTCCTTACATAGGTTGAGGGGTAGCACCTGGCATAGGCATTCCAGGAATTGCAGGCGCTGCTGCCAATGCTTTACCTTCCGGCGTAGCGCCACCCGCTTGCGGAAGTGCTTGTAGCATCTGAAGAATCTCAGACTGCTTCAATTCGTTGACGGATTCCTTTTTGCCACCAATTACACCAGTCAAGGTACGCAATGCTGACAATACCTTCATACCTTCTGGCGTTCTGCTGCCTAGGGCAGGCAATGCTTGTTCAATCAAGTCCATCGCCAAGCCCAAATTAACCATCGCGCCCTCACGGTTGCCCATTTTGGGTTCCGGTGTGGACATCGGGGCAGACATTGGCGGTGTCATGTCGGTTGCAGAAGCCTCTGAGTCCAAAGGCGAAGGCTGTTCAGCACCTCGCTGGTTTTTCATCATCTGCATCAGTTGATCCGGTGGTACGCTCATAAATACCCCAATAAATTTTGGCGATAGAAGTAAGCTTTTTAATAGCTTTTGTCAAGTAGGGGCGTATATTTAAACTCCCCGCCCCCGCAGGGAAATCCCGAAGGATTACTTGCGGCCTTTACGACCTTTGCGTGCTTTGCGTGCCATGATGGACTCCTTTAAGCAGCGGCCACCTAGTTCATGGGGCAGGCAGCCACACCCTTTTCCCTTTCGGGGGAACTAATTAACGACGGGTCTTGCGACTACGCTTCATTTTCTTGTACATCGTCATCTCCTGACTAAACTTATCCCCTTATTGTTCGTCCGTAAGTGCGTGTAGACGGGCTACGGTCAAAACTTTTCATGCCCTGAACCCGATATTGCAGGTCTGGTTGCCTGGGCGAATCTTTCATTGGCTGCGAAGTTCCTGCTCTTGGCTGGTCAGCCTTTGGTGAAATGCCGTTCGCTGCCATTATTCCCCCACTGCTTTCAAGTCAGGTTTACCTTGCTGCGGTTGCTGTTGAGGCTGCTGCGCTTGTTTTGCTTCCATGCGCTTTAGTTTCTCTTTCAACAACTGCTTCATCGGCGGTTCTAGCAAATCTATCAGAGATTCTTTGTCGATAGCGCCAGCCTTAAACATATTGAAGGCCAGTTGACGTAGGTCTTCAGTAAAGATCGGGCTGTTGGAATGCGCGTCTACCTTCACCACATAGTTTTTTGTAAACTGTTCTGGTATAAATGACAAGCCTTCTGAATCTTTTAGCTTGGTGTCATCGTAGGCTTGAATCAGTTTTAGGTAGAGCGTTGCTACTTTTTCCAGACTATCTTCAATGACGAGCGCACGTTTTTTTGCTCTGGAGGAGCCGAGTCGGGCGAGTTGGGAGGCATGACCTTGGCTTCTGACGCCGGTTTCCCCTCTGCCTGATAGTACGCTTGTAATACCTGACGCTTCCGCGAACATCTGATCCACTTCACGGATCACCTCGAAAAGATCGCCTGGCATATTTGGAGCCATCTTCTCAACTTTGGCGTTCGGCATATCGGTTGCCAGCAAACCGCCTGCCCGATTCAACGCAAAGTTCTTCTCATCCAGAATGCCGGTAAAGCCAATCAACGCTGTCGGTGGATTAACTTGTTTAGACAGCAAGTCCAAAATCTCGGTCATGCGCTTGTTCCGCAATGACTGCAAGAACACCAACCGCTGAACTTCGCTCTGACCCCAATAATAGTCGTACATGGGGTTAGGACAGAGTTGCACGAATGGCAGTTCACCCTTTAGGAAGACTTGCTCACCTGGTCGGTCATAGATGATGACGTCTGGTTCGGCAATAGTGACTACTTGGTAGTCCAGCGTGTCATCGTTCCAGACCCACAGTTCCGTCATCTCTACCGTATCTTCAGCTACCCGTGCCTTGTAGCGGTTCATGCCGGACAGGTCTAGGTTGACTGTGCCGGTCATGGTCGGGTTGGTCTGCGACATAATGATGCGGTCAATGCCATCAGGGATGTCGAGTTGCTGCGGCTGGTAAGAAGACGTTACCCGTTTGACAATCTCATCGCGCTTGGGATGCGAGTACAGACGAGCGTAGAGTTCCGACTTGGTAATGTAATAGGTCTGCGCTATTGCTTCTTGACGATCCGTGTAGACCACATCCTCACGCAACACGCCAATAGAAGACGGTTCCACCATATACGGATGGACGCCATTATTGACGATCAGCTTGACGTAGGTTGTGCCAAAGCACAGCGCCCAAGTTAGGGCGGTCGAGAAGACTTGATCGCAGTTGCTGTTTAGCCATTCATCGTTCAGCTTGTTGGTCAGTACCGGAATCTTCCGGTGTTCCTGAGGATTGACCTCTGCGCCGATGTTGATGGTAAAGCGTGTCGTTTCTGCGGAATACAGGAATGACGTTAGCTGATCAATGTGCGGAAAAATCTTGTTAAAAAGCGCCGGTGATTCTTCCGGCGCTGAGCCAAACAAATAGTAGGATCGAAGTGCGGAGTAATCAGCCTTGCGCTCCTCCCGTGACACAAAGCACTTCTGGATCAAGTCCAGATAGAACTCCTCACGGTGTACTGGGTTGCTAGGTATCCGCATTTGGATTTATTTGCAGGTTGTCATGATCGGCTATATAACTCGCAGCCTTGGGTGCTGTCAAGTTACCTAGGTCTTTAGGGTTCACGCCCACGGATTCACCGTTAATAGAACGATAACCATTGCCCTTCACTAGGCTGTCCAGATTCCAGCGAGTGCCGGACGTATTGCCCCACATCACAGCGTCACCAGGCCGCTGCTCTCTTGGCGCTTCCGGTGGCGTCTTGTTGTTGCGGGTGAGATAACCCGACTGACTTTCGCCCTCGCGCACCGACTTGATGTCCGTCATATCGAAGTCCATCGCTAGCTGACTTAGCGTCTTGTCATTGTGTTTAGTCTTATCAGACTTTAAACCAACCGGCTGAAGATGCACGATAGACACTTCTTCATCACAGCTTTTCATCGGACACTTGGCGTCAAACGACTCAAAGTATCCGTGTGTCTGACAATGATAATCACGCAATATTCCCATAATCATATCCCCTTCAATTTATCATCAAGTGAATAACCAGCATAATCAAGACGATTCTTAATACCAATATCCAGTTTAATCTCGCCATCTTTCAACGTCAGGCCATAGCCTCTGACCATCCTCATCTTGGGTTCTTTGCGCCATTCGATCCACTTCTTGCCGTAGCGTTCCATCACAGCAATCTCGCCATTACGCCAAGCGTCATAGCCTCTGGACACCCTGCGCTGAATCAACTCAGTCATCGGATACTTCTCATTGATGAAGACGTTGTAAAGCGTTTTGCGATCAACGCCACACAACTCTGAAAACAACTCCAGCGGTATCCCGCGCCTCTCATCAGCCACAAACGCTTTGATAATTCTTAACAATTCCTTTTTAGGAATAATGTCGATCACGCATTGCCTCCATAAATACCAATCCTTTTCAAGTAATCCGATACGTTCCTGCCCACCGCTACCTGCTCTGGCGTCATGTCATCCGTCTTTCTGCTCATCTCGCGGGTGATCTTCATGTTGATCAACTTAGGCTGAACCTGCTCGGCAAATGCCGCGCAAGCCAAAGCAGCAGCCATCACACGATCATCTTTGTTTCTACCTGTTGCTTCAATGCTAGAACCATCACGCACAATGGTCTTCATCTCATCAATCAACTCTGTCGAGTAAACCGCCATCATGTTGCGCTCAAAGTAATCCTTCATGTACGACAGCATTCGCTCTTTAGTCTGTGATGTCGTAATCCAGCCGATGCTGTTACTGATACCGCCTAACGTATCGTTACGCCGCCAGATGTAGTTGCTCATGCTACCTAGCACGTTCATCAAGTCATGGCCTTGTTGACCAGTTAATGTCGCAGCCTGTCGTTTCAAGTTTCTCAGTTCATTGATGACTGCCTGACCAGGGCCATTGACCTCAAGGTTAAGTGTCGAGTTCTTGTAAGCACCAGCAAGGTGGGCAATCACCCACGCGAACTGATAGGTGTTCATCTCCGGTGTCGCAAACTCTGCAACCTGCTCCATACCGTCAGCGTAGCAACGGAAGACTTGTATGCAAAAACGATCAGCCCAATCAGAACTGCCATAAGCAGGGTCTGCGCCAATAACGTAATAAGCCGTATCAACGGGTTCCTCCCATATCTTCAGAGTTGCCAGGCGTTCAGTAGACTTCACCACTTCTGTATCTAAGAAGTTTGCGCCCATGCTGTAGCGGTAATAGTCGCAACCAATCTTCTTAGCAATCTTCATCATGTCCGTACAACGGGCGTTCGAGAAGAACGACGTACCCGTCATGATGAACGCATAGTCTTCAGTCGGTGGGAACTCCTGATACATCAACGCATCATCCTTGATGCCCTCATGCAGCTTCCAACGCCACCACGCCATCTGTCTGCTATTGATCTCTACGTCGTAGAGTTTCTTAATGTCGCGTGTCCATTCTTTTTCTTCAGGCGTTAACTTGCCATCCCAATAGACTTTGTAAATCTGTGAGTTGGCGTCCACGGAATAAAACTGGTTACGCCACCAGCCACAGAAGATTGCTCTTTGTGTCTTAGCGCGTTTCGCGGTGACGTACATATCGTGGAACATATTAAAGCCACGCGCAGTGGACTCGAAGATGTACAAACGATTCGGGTTGGTTTCAGCCAAAGACGCTAGCAATGATGCTAGTCCTTCTTCATCACCCCAGGACGAAGTTTCTGTTCCGTGTAGAAACGTGATGGCCTTACCGCGACCAAGTGAGCCTTTTGCTCTAAGCCCCGCGACTTGATAAAAGAGGCGGCTTCTATTCTTGAGTTGAAGCTGATTCCGGTTGTGGGCAAGAAGCGGGATGCGCCACTCTTTAGGTAAACCTTCCATGTACATGGCAAGGGTTGACCGGAACATATCTCGGTTTTCTTCTGTGTCTGTGGTGAGTGTGCCTTGTAGTCCATTGTGTATAAAGTGCCAGTAAAGGTCTAAAGCCAAAGAAATAGTTGTGATGCCAAGCTGCCGCCCCTTTAGGATCACAAAGAAGTGGATGTCTTCAGCCAATCCTCTGTTGATCTCATCCATCACATACGTTTGTGTGCCTAGCAGCACATCCATCTTCTTCAAGCCCTGTTCTTTAGTTTCAATCTTTAGTTGCGAACAGAACTTGTAAAACTGCGCGAGATTAAATTTCATGCCATTAGCATTTCATATTTGTAGTGGTCAGCAAACAAATCATAGACAGCTTCTTCACCCAAGAAGTTTGCCATCTGTTCTCTGGTGAGTTTCCACAATACTTTGTCACCATAAATCAGTTGTCTAAATCTCGCGTGATGTCCAAACACCTTGGTCAAGTCCATGCCTTCATGGGGCGCACCAATATGCTCGAAAGAAAAATACTTAGAGAGTTCATCAGGGCAGAACTGGATGCCAACATTCTCTAACGCAGGCCGCATAAAGCAGCAGACCTGAACATCCTCATTCATTAGCATGGCATCAGGCATTTGATTACGCATGATGCCGTACTTAGAAGGCGCTTCTAGCATTGCCTTACTACGCAAACTAAAGCCACCGTTCTGCACAACCCTGACATCAGATTCGCCCCACCAGGTATAGGCAGTCTTGTAGAGGCCATACGGTGTTAGTGCTGCGTGTGTTAGCCCACCCACATAGTCGTAGGTCAGCCATTCGTCGCGCCAGTTATCGCCATTCAACGCCCAACCGTCGTGCTGCACGATCAAGGCATACGGCGTGTCGATATAGTGATGCAACCCGTACAGCACAAACTCGGAATACGCATGGTAGTCCAGTCCGTGCGCCACCAACTTCTGTGGCACATCTGTCTGCACCGCCACATTCGTAATCAGCAATTGCTTGCTGCCAGGCAGTGCTGCCGCAGTCTTCTGCAAAGCAGGCAAAGCTATGTACCCTCGCCCATCGCCATAGATGGCAACCACCGTAATATCGGAATATCTATCGTTTGCCACCGCGACGCTCCTTATCAAACTCACCTAAGTTCCAGTTGGCTATGCGATACATAGCTTCTTTGTTCCTTGCTACCCGCAACAGTTCCCGCGCCACCTCAGGCTTGTAGACCTCATTCCAGGTCTTCAGCAACTCCCGCTTGTCAGCAGGCGAATATGCCCGTGCAGCCTTCTGCATCTCAGTCCTCAGAACCGTTCTGGATAGCAATAACTCCTCCCGATACTTCTCCTCAGGCGTAGGCTGACCCATTCACCACCCTTTTAATCCTCGACAACTCTGACAAGCACTCTGCTAACAGCCTTGCAGACCTGTCTTGCTGCCGACGCAGTTCCATAATCAACTCAGCCTGATTCATCTGGTGTACAGCGCCCCAGTAATCATCCTGCGCCATGTCCACATAGTCCTCTCTTAGTTCCACTACCTTCATGTCACCCTCCATACCCTAATACCATCCCCTTCTTTCCTAGCTGAAAACTTCCACCCCAACTTCTTACTCGCCCGCCAGTTGGCGTTCAGCACAACCTGCATCCCTAAACCCACCACAAAAAAGCTGTCACCCACCTCCATCTCCCCATGCGGATAACGACTCTCTAACTTAGGCGGCATCACCACACCTCTTTCAACCATAATCTCCATACCACCCTCACTATACATACCTAACCTCCCTATCACCACATAATCATCATAGGCGAAAAAAAAGCCCCTGACAACCAGGGGCAAACTCTCACCACGAGAAGAACAGCGAAGAAACCAAACAATACCAAAAAACGTAAAAAACTTTTGGGGGGAGCTGGTTGGGGGGCGCGCCACACAGACCCCACCTAGACCATCGAAGTAGCCAAAAGGACAATCTTGCCAAGCTGACAGTTACCAGACCAATAACAGACCAGATCAGACCATAATCAATAGTAGACGCATATTAAATACCTGGTATTGATAGCTTTACCCTTACCCGATAGAAATATGACAACGTCAGAGGACGTGTTGTCATACTGTCATCCTTCCTTTTCCGCAACATACTGACCATATTACATATAGACTAATTACCTACATGACATATATATATATGTAACCATATAAGTGTCACACTGTAACAGTTACACTGTCACAAAATGTGACACATTCTGTTACACATAACACCTAAAATAATGCTTTACGGCATGGCACATAATCTGCATAATAATGGCTGTAGTAATCAGTAATTCAATCCACTAGGGAGATTAGACAATGCAAAACATGACAAATACCGCACCAGCCGGATTCGCTTCAAACTACCTGTATCACGACAGCGAACTACTTGCCACAGCGATTAAAAACCTGCGTACAGGCCGCTACGGTAGCTTTGCAGCAGCTATCGGTGACGCAGCTAGTGTCGCAGACTACTCAAACCGTGATCGCATCATCAAAGCATTTCCAGAACTGTTCTGGATTGCTTCCGAAATGTAATTTCATTCCTTTCAGGAGATTCGACATGAAAGACTCAACAGCACTCATCCTCTCATCAGTAGTTTTCAACCTGCTCACGGTGTTGGCTGTCATCAGTAGCTTGCCTGTAGCTGCTTGCGCTGTCTTATCGCTGTCGGGTGCTGCTCTGCTCGGATTCGGCTTCTACAACCTTGCAAAATATAACTAAGGGGGAACAAATGAAAAGCTATCCAAACATTGAAAAATCAGCGTTCCGCAAGGGCGTATACATTGGTTATGCCAATGGCAAGGTTTTCCACATTCGCAAAAGCAATAGCAGTTTTGGCAACTGGCATGCAGCAAACCGCGACAACTGGAATGAGCAGTTATTCGCTTTTGGACTAGCTTCAATGTCCGACAAGTTAGCAAACATCAAATAAGGGGATAAGACATGGAAAAGCAAACATATAACGGTTGGACTAATTACGCTACTTGGCGCGTCAATCTGGAAATGTTTGATGGTTCAGACAGCTACTGGAGTGCTGAATTAGCACGGGATTTGGTGGAGGGAATCATCATTGACAGCACACCAGAAGGTGTTGCTCGTGACTATGCAATGGCATTTCTCGCCGATGTCAATTGGAACGAAATAGCAGAGCATTACACAGCAGAGGAGGAGGAGTGATGCAGACAATACTTGAAATGATCGGCGGTTTTGTAGCTTTCCTTTTCTTATGGGGTTTTCTTTTCGTTTTACTATCCTTTTAATGGAGATTAGACATGAGAGAAACTGAACTGTTCGGACATGAGAAGTTTGTCTGCTACTGGAGAACAGGCATTGACGCTCACGTTCATGAGATTCATGGTGCGGACTTTTTCACAAAAGACAATGGTTATTCCGAATCAGACATAGAAATCCTTGCCAATATTCACATTGGCGAGTCGGCAGACTTGACCGCAGTAACGCAAGAGCATTACGTCCTGAGAATTGAATGAGAGTCCTTGTTGCTTGCGAATACTCCGGCACGGTCAGAGATGCTTTTGTCCGTGCTGGACATTACGCCATGTCCTGCGATTTGTTGCCAACTGAACAACCAGGTTTGCATTATCAAGGTGACATCAGAGATGTCCTGAATGATGGTTGGGATTTGATGATCGCTCATCCACCATGCACCTACCTATGCTCATCAGGACTGCATTGGAATAAAAAGCGTCCAGAACGGGCTGAGATGACCCTACAAGCCCTCGAATTCGTCCGGCTACTACTTGATGCACCTATTCCTAAAATCGCTTTAGAAAACCCTGTAGGGGCAATTTCAACGCAGATCAGGAAACCCGATCAAACTGTCCAACCCTATCAATTTGGACATGATGCAAGCAAAGCAACTTGCCTCTGGCTCAAAAACCTACCGCTATTGCAGCCAACCCAAGAAATTTCCCCGCGCATGATCGATGGCAAACCGCGCTGGAGTAACCAAACCGATAGCGGTCAAAATAAATTGCCACCAAGCAAAGACCGCTGGAAAATTCGGTCAACAACCTATCTCGGAATTGCAGAGGCTATGGCGCGTCAATGGGGTTGACCCTTGTCGTGATAGCCTTCTTTCTTTTTAACGCCTCCCAGGTACCTTAAATCGCGTCCTAGAGGCATTGGCAACCAGGAGCAACCATGTCACCAGCTAAGAAACTCGCCTTAGTCAAAAATTCTCCCGCGCGCGCACCCGCAGATACGGACAAGCCGACAAGCATCCTTGACCAAAGATTCCGCTATCAAGGTTCTGTCGAAACTGATCTCCGCGCCAGGTTCAAAGCTATGGGATTCAAAACCCCAAAACCCAAGAAACCCCAATTTGGCAAATAAGCAACACCCCGTATATATGTTATATAACGACAGACGTTTTAACGTCTGTAGTACTAACACCTATACCATGTAGTTAAGTTTCAAAGCATTACATGGTTGAAATAATATAAGGCGTCTTATCTACTATCGTCAGGAATACGACAGTATTCCTACTATATTTCGGGTTTTACTATATTACTTCCTAACTATATCTGTCTTTCAATTATATTGTATGAATACATAACATATATAGCATGAAGTATGCCAGAACATAGACTATTGACTGTTGTGAAACGATAGAAATTACTCATTGTTAAAGTTGTTTGTGTTACTGTAGTGTCCGGTTGTGCAATTTCAGCACGACTGTAAACTTATTTACAGGTGATTAGAAACTTAAAGGGGATTAGTTATGACGTACCTGAAAGACATTAAGTTGTGCGTAGACTGCGCGTTCTACGGCAACCAGCACGGTCAGCGAGATCGCTGCATCAATCCAGAAGTTACCGAGATCAGCATGGTAACTGGCAAGGAAGACTACCCTTATTGCTTTGCCCAACGTCAGTCCTACCGTTTTGGTGACTGCGGTGAGTCTGCGCGTTTCTTTGTCCTGAATGAAGACAGGCAAATAGAACGCGAAAAGAAGCGGCAAGAGTTCGAAGAAGCTATGCGTGACGCACCATTCTGAGGGGGTCACATGACTACAGAAGACATTATTCGTATGGCGCGGGAAGCTGGCGGCAATGATTGGGGGATATTCCGTGACTTCATGCCTGAACTCGAACGATTCGCCGCCTTAGTCGCAGCCTTTGAACGAGAGGAATGCGCGAAAGTCTGTGAGCAAGCTGGCATAGATGGCTACGGCACTCTAGCCGCTGCCTTACTAATACGCGAAAGGGGTGCGCCGTGAAGAAACTAATCTTTTTCTCAGTTTTGCTAGCAAACCCTGCTTTTTCAGAAGAATGGTGGGAAGCCAAAACCCAAGCAGGCGGCAAGATCATCCTGACCACGCAGACTGCTGATTGGTGTCCTAAAAACTTCTTGATTGGCTACATAGAAACATCCAAGCAAGACGCTTTCTATGGCTGCTGGACAGCCGCCAATGACCGTATCCATCTCAGACTAAAAGACGGAACTATCAAAGTCTATGACAAGGAAGGATGGGTCTACAAAAATGATAACAAATGAAGTGAATCAACTACCCTGGTCGCTCACTTGTGACATTGCCTGTCGCGCAATGCTGTTGAACATCACCTTTGAGCAAGCAGTCCAAATAGCTATCCGTCAATACTTAGAAGTTACTAAAGGGGAAACGAATGACAAGTCCTAATCAATCTGATTTCGCGCCAGAAGTCCGGCGTTCTGCCTGGTGGTCGGGTGACAGCCGCAAAGCCGCTAATGGCAAAGCTGCTGACGTCATCCTAGAAAAACTAGGCAAGAAAGAAGCACCTGATCTCTCTGGCATAGAAGCTGTCCAGATGGGCAAAGTAATGGAACCTACCATTGCCAGACTATTCCAGGATAAGCACCGCATTGAATTGAAGGACGCAGACTATGCACTGTCACATCAAGATGAACCGTGGCTACGCTCTCACTTTGATTACATCAGTGCAGATGGACGAACGCTCGTTGAATGCAAAAATTACAACGCTAGCGTTATGTCTAAGTTCGACGAAGAAACAGGTGTGGTTCCTGCTGCTGATATGGCGCAACTCATCCACGAAGCTGCCGTACATAACGTCAGCGAGATATACCTTGCAGTCCTGTTTGGGGGGCAGGCATTCCGTACCTATCACTTCACCATCACTGACGCACAGAAAGAAGACCTGATCCGACAAATGGCAAAACTTTGGGGGATGGTAGCGACAAATACCCTGCCAGAACCTGATTCTCTCGACAGCGTAAAACTTATCTACCCTGAGTCAACCGAGGAAACCATTGTGGCCTCTGGCGCTGTTGAGAAAGCCTGTGAAGCACTCAAAGCCTACAAGTCCAAGATCAAGGAACTAGAAGATCAGAGCGAGGCTTTGGAAGTCGCTATCAGGGGCTACATGACAGACAAGTCAACCCTGACAGACTTAGGCGGCAGAACCCTAGCAACGTGGCGCACCGCTAAAGCAAGCAGCAAGTTTGACAGCAAGTTGTTCCAGCAAGCCATGCCAGACATCTACAACAAGTTTGTTGTTGAAACCCCAGGCTCACGCCGATTCCTTTTGAAATAGGAGATGAGAAATGAGTAACTTAGTACCCGTTCAAGACATAGAACGTATGGCATTAGCTGTGGCTAAGTCCGGTCTATTTGGTGTCAAGACCGCAGATGAAGCTATGGCACTAATGCTGATAGCCCAAGCAGAGGGGCAGCACCCTGCAATAGCTGCGCGTGACTATCACATCATTCAAGGCAGACCAGCGCTCAAAGCTGACGCAATGCTGGCACGTTTCCAAAACTCAGGCGGCAAAGTCGAATGGAAGGATTACACAGATGAGAGAGTCGCTGGCGTTTTCAGTCATCCTGCTGGTGGCAGTATCACTGTTACTTGGACGCTTGATCAAGCAAAGCATATCGGTCTGGTCAAGCCTGGTAGTGGATGGGTTAAGTACCCACGGGCGATGCTTAGAAGCCGCTGCATTAGCGAGGGCATACGGGCTGTCTACCCAGGCTGCGTGGTCGGAACCTACTCAGTGGAGGAAGTCCAAGACTTTGACGATAAACCAGCGAAGGCTAGTGCGCCAGAGGTTAAGGATATGGGAGCAGCAGAGATCGTCGAAGACATAGCAAATGCCAAGAAGGTAGGTGAGGATTTTTTGCCACTCTACGTTCCAGGTCAAGAGGAACCATACGACTTTCTGGAGACTTTAGAAGATTGGGAGACTTCCTTCCACCAAGTCATATTGAAAGTAAAAAGAAGTAAGAAATACGATGAGAAAGCGCTTCTTGCTCGACTTAAAGAATTTAAGTTAGCAAATAAATCAACCATTGATAAGTTGAACGAAGTGTCAAAGGTCAAAATATTAGCGTCAGTTAGTCAAGTGGAGGCAGCATGAAACAGCATCAGTCAGAAGCAGGTAAGGGCGTTCTATTCCAGAACGATAAGAAAGCACCAGGATCGGCACAGCCTGATTACAAGGGCGTGATCACCGTGGACAGAGATTTCAAAGCAGGTGAGCAAATTAAGATCGCTGCTTGGAAGAAAGCCACCAGAGTCGGTGAGTTGATTTCTCTGGCACAGGATAACTGGACACCTGACCCTAATTACCGCAAGCCACCAATGGAAGCACCTGCGCCGACATTGAAAAAGCCGCGAGAGTATGACCCATTTAAGGACGATGAAGTTCCGTTCTGATGGCTAAGTCTAGTCCTACACAACGAAGTCTTGAGTATCTGCGGGAGCAGGGCTATTTCTGCGCGATAGTGGAGAAGTGGAATAGCTTTACCAAGCAGAGGCAAGACTTGTGGGGCTGGTGCGACATCCTGGCTATTCGTGAGAACGAAGTGTTAGCCGTTCAAGTGACTAGCACAGGTGTCGCAGAGCGCATCAAGAAGATTCAAGAATCACCCACGGTTGCGTTAGTCCGTAAGGCCGGTATACGAATAGAAGTACACGGCTGGCGCAAGAATGTTAAAGGCAGATACGTTTTAAGAGTGGAGGATATTTCATGAACGCAGCCAATCTAACTAAGTCTGATCGCCTACAGCGCGTGTTTAATCTGCTGTCGAGAGGAGGAGAGTTCACCACGTTAGACATCATTCAGCAAGCAGGTGTTTGTGCAGTCAATAGCATTATTTCCGAGTTGCGGCAGAACGGTTATCAGATCGACTGTCAGCGGCGTCATGACAAATGGTTTTACAGGATGACAATATGACAAAGCCTTTTATTGCAACACCTATGTACGGTGGGCAGTGTTTCGGGTTCTATACTCAATCATTACTACAGCTAAACAACATGATGAACGCCAAAAACATGGTGTCAACGATGTCGTTTATCTTTAATGAAAGCCTGATTACTCGCGCCAGAAACGCACTTGTTCACCAGTTCCTAAAGACTGACTGCACCCACCTGTTCTTTATTGACGCTGACATACGCTTTAATCCTGGTGATGTCTTTCCTATGTTAGAGGCAGATAAAGATGTTATTTGTGGCATCTACCCTAAGAAAGAAATCAATTGGGGAGGCGTTAAAAGGGCTATGGAGGCAGGTGTTGCTGATGACCATCTGAAGTATCACACCGGCAGTTTTGTGGTCAACCTGGTGGGTTACGCAGGCGAAGTAACTGTGCCGGTCAACGAACCTGTAGAGATTTGGAACGGCGGCACAGGCTTTATGATCATCAAGCGAGAAGTGTTTGAGAAGCTGGCTGATGTAGTGCCAACCTATACCAATGATGTCACCGACTTAGCAAACAACATTAAGGCTGATGAGATCAAAGAGTATTTCGCCACCAGTATCGAACCAGGAACAAACCGTCTACTGTCAGAGGATTACCATTTCTGCCGAATCTGGCGGGAGAACGGCGGTCAAATCTTTGCAGCACCCTGGGCGCACCTAGCGCACGTTGGTAGCTATATCTTTGAAGGCGCTCTGACGCCAGCACCTTGAGGAGAAATCATGACAGAGGAAACAACATTAACGCCAAACAATGACATCTTTGATATCATCAAGGATGAGTTCAAGTTGAGGAATGATCGGGAACTGTCAGAGTTTTTGGAGATCACGCCTTCTGTTTTGAGCAGACTACGGCATGGGAAGATGACATTCACGCCAACCTATTTGTTGGCAGTGCATGATGCGACAGATTGGAGTCTGGATAAGATTAGGGGCTACCTGCCAGGTAGTTCTATCCAGTGAGTATCCTGTTTGTCGCAGGAATGCTAGCGGGAGCAGGGCTGACTATTCTTATCTTGTTGTTTTTCGTTTGGCTGTTTTTGCTGACTTCCTGAAAGCCGCTGCGGTGGGAGCGCCTTTACTTCCTGGCGCTCTCATTCTCTCGCCACTACCAGACTTAATCCTTGCTCTTTTGGCATGGATGTTTGCGTAGAGTCCTTCTTTCATTTGACACCCCAAAAGTAAAGGTCGTGCGCCTGATCATTGGTCGAGAAAGCATACTGTCGGAATTCTGACAGGTCAAATGCTTCTCGGAAGTCTTGCTCTGTGAGGTTCTGGTAGTAGTCACCGCAGAAGGGTGCGTCGTGGGGGCTGGTGCGCCGTGTGCCGTGTTCTGCCCGTCCGGTAGTCGCACAGCTAAAGAAGACCAGGCCAGAAGACATCCTGATCATATTGGCAAAGGTTTTTACCCAAGCAGGATTATGCTCGAAGCACTCACAGCTAGCAACAACATCAAAGCTGCGATTAGGATAGGCGAGATCCTCTCCTCTAGCCACCACATCAACATCGGCTCCTGCGCCAAGATCAACGCCAACATAGATACATTGCTCAAAAAAAGGACGTATTGATCCATTGATATTTAGGCTTCCCACTTCCAACACATTCTTGCGAACAAAGTAGTCAGGAAACTGCGCTTTAAGACTTGCAACAAATTCTAGCTGTGCTGGATGACTCACCGGCAACCCCATCGCTTCCTAGCTGCTTTACCGCGCTCACCTGTCCAGTTACGGCTACGGGCGCAGAAAGACTTGTGGCGGGGGCTAGAACTGTCTTTGGTGGGTGCTTTCAGGTTGCTACCAGTAGCACGGTTGTACTTGGCTCTGCCTTTAGCGGTCAGTCCACTACCTGCTTTGACAGACAGCTTCTCACCCCTGCCTACTGATAGTTTGACGTTCTTACGCAATTTTGGCTCCCTGCTGTAGTTGCGCTAATGTCAGGCCACCCGTGTACTGAAAGTGCGGATATTCCTTAAAGCGTTTCCAGTCACCAGCCCACTCTAGTCCTGCTGCTTTGCCAAGCCTTCCAACCTCTTGCCAAACAGCGTCTTTGACATCCCATCTCGGTTTACCAGCCACAACAGGTACAACGTCAACAGCACAACGATAGTTATGCCAACTCTGACCAGCTTTCGCATTCGTGACTATCTTCCCTGGCGTCGTTCTGCCTTGAGCGTACAGCGCGTTCTGTGAGGCATTATCTCGGTAGGTACTTGTGACCAGCAGATCAATCCCTGCCAGTCTTGCGGAAGCTAAAAACTCCTCTACCCTTACCTTAACAGGCGGCAGAAGATCATCTAGCTTGCGCGAGTTAATCATCCCTTAGTTGCCATCCCAACAATACCTGCCAGACCTAGACCGACAGTCACAATGTTGTTTGCCATTTCAGGCGCAACCGGCACACCAATCGCTGTCAGGAACAGCAAGATACCGCGCCAAGTTGATGGCTCTTTTGCACGATCAAGAATGTACTGTTTCATAAAATCACCTTATCTGTTGAGCAGTCATGATGATAGAAGGAATAGCAGGGTGAACAACCGGACTTGTTGCCGACGGTTCTGCCAAAAACTCAAAATTACCATTGTCAGTTGAAAACACCATTTCAACGTACTGACCCGCCGTTACTGACACAATAAAATTCCAAGCAGCTACCTGATAAGGGCTACTACTAGCAATAGTTAGTCTTGTGTCTGAATTGGAAATGTTAGTGCCATTTAGTCGAAACCAAATGTTTACCGTGCTTCCAGAACCACCACCACCTCGGTGATACGCTTGCGCTGAGAACTGGATGTTATAGGTTCCGGCATTAGCAAAGGTCATGCGGGATTTCTTATTGCTAGTGCCAAGTTCCATAGACACGCCACTAGCATCTGCGGTGTTCTCGCAGTACAGCAGTGTTGGCGTATTCACACCATCTGACTGTGTTGTAGAACTGAAGAACGACCCGTAATAGCCAGCAAACTGAGTCGTGTTATTGATGATCAGACCACCGGCTGTTCGTAGCATTAGACACCATCCCCCGACACAATCGTGACAACGGCAGTGCCGCTGGCAGTTGCGCCAGTAAAGTATCTGTTGGAGTTAAGCGTAAAGACCTCTACTGAGTTTGGCATCAAAGTCAGCACCGATCCATTTACTGTGGTGTTAGCCATTGTCGCAGCCGCAGCCGTTGTGCCTCCAAAACCAAGATAAACAACCGTATTGCCTTGGTTATGAACACGGTATTGAGTTGCGCCAATAATGCTGGAAGTGGCTAAAACAGCCGTAGGCGGCGTTACCGCAGCGGTGAATGTCACCGTGTTCCCCATCGGGGTGAAGGCCATGATTCCCATTAGTACACCTTCTTGCCACCGCCAGAAGTCGGGCTTTCTTTGCTGTTGTAGCTGTCATCAAAGCAGAGAGTGGAACGATAGCCACCCATAGGTACTTGACCTGGTTGCCACTTCTGATATCGTTCTGTCGTATCAGATGGTTTCTGAGGACGGATTGCTTTCGCGTATTTTTGGCTGTAGTTCAGTTCTTCAGCCCCAGGTACGCTACTCTTGAGCGTTAGGTCTTTCTTGTCGCGCATCTTTATTCCTTTCCATTCTTATCAAAAGGTAGCTGAATAACGCAAACACGGCTAACGCTACCAGCCTCTCCCACATCAATCCCCACATTGTCCAGCAAGCGAGTGCGAAATTCAGGCACAAAGCCAGAATCACAAGCAATCTCTCGCTGATGACGCTCAAAGCCAAACGCACCAGTGAAATAGCATCCATACTTGTATCCCCTTTCGAAATGGATACTCATATCTTACTACTCATCCTCATCATCAGCAAACCCTGAACCCCAATCATCATCCGATATTCTGGCTTTTAGTTGTTCAAGTTTTAACGCTCTGTCGATGATCTTTGACTTGTCGGTCAAACTGGCAGTCGGATCAGACATAGTGGCCTTCAGCAGATCACCAATCGCCTTCTCCAACTCTGGATTTATCCCCTTAATCTTCTTAGTCATCGCTTGGCTTTACGCTTCTGCATAGCCTGTTCTTGACGCTTCATCTTACGCATAGGCTTGATCATGGTCGGCGGTGGAGTGACTTCACCCACACCAGCTTCCTGTGGTCTACGGTTACGCATCATTTTCTTCCTTTCTTTGCTTTCCTAGCAACATTAAGAGCAATAGCCACAGCCTGCTTTTGTGGCCTTCCACGCTTCATCTCACGACGAATATTCTTGCTAATTGTCTTTTTACTAAAACCTTTTGTCAGTGGCATGATTACCTCACTGGTTGCATAGAAGTTGGTTTGCCTGCGCCTGTGAGCGCCTGGTAAGCAGACAGACCTACTTGGGGCGCTCCGTAGGTCACAATAATGTTCTTAATGGTTCTGCCAAACAAGGTGAGTTTCTGCTGTTCTGGCAATGCTGAATTAGCAATAGAATCCAGTTGCTGACTAATCTCATTGATCTTGTTCGCAGGCATCAGACCAGTCCTGGCTAACGAATCCTTCAAGCTAGTCTGCCAAAAACGCTGTGCGCCAAACACACCTTGCTGCGCTCTGTCAGCCATTGTCTGACGAATCGCCTGCTCCAAGACTTGCTTGCCTTTAGGACTAGCCGCAATCGCTGGCGCAACCCGATCCCACAAGGTTCTGTCACCGGACGTAATGATCTCTTGCACACGGGCAGCAGGTTCAGCGTTACTCAGGATCGTGTCTGCTTCTTTCTGTGCCGCAGCCGTAATCTTGCCAGCAGCCTTTTCGCCCTCTGCAACAAGTTTTCCGGCTTCTTTCTCACCAAGTTCTAGCGCCTTACCAGCTTCTCTACCAGCCTGGCGCTCTAACGCTTCTTTCTTTGTCGCAACCTTACCAGCACCCGCAGCCATGCCCTCAGCACGCTCTAGGTTCATAACGTAGTTGTTGGCGGCAGTCTTTACCTCTGGCAACGCAGTCAACCAATCTGAGTTCTGTTTGCTAGTAAGCCAGTTCTTTGCAGCTTTAGCATCCATGTTGGCAATCGTTCTAGCCACATAGTTTCTAGCTTCTTGCACCACCAGGTTCCGATCACCCGTCAGTGCAATAGCGTCTGCCACAGACTGTTGGCTATTGAATAATGCGCCAGGCAGCGACTTGGCATCTGTCTTGAACTGAGTCGGATCTATACGATCCAGCGCAGTCGCTTTAGCACCAGCCTTAGTTCTGTACTTCTCCAGCAGCCGAGAGGCAATCTCATACTCGCTTTGCAACACATCATGCGCGTCACCGGCAAACTTGGACTGGATGTCGCTGATTTTTGCGTAATACTCTTTGGCAATGTTGGAACCGATAGCAGAGTAACCCTCAACATCTTTACCAAAAGCAACATCACCCAAACGCCGACGCACATCATCCAGCGCATCAAATGAAGTAGGGAATGTCTTGTAAACAGGATTACCCATTTCGTTAACACCAACCTCCACACGACGGGCGGTCACTGCGTCATAGATGTTTTGGTAAGCCTTCAACACGCCAGGTTCTGTTACCGGCGCTGTCTTTTGCTGTTGAGCAACTTGCCCTTTCAACAACTTGTTACGCAAATCTTGTACAAGTGTTTTGTATTCTGGCAACGATTCAACCAGAATACCTTTGCTTTCTTTTGCAGCCACAGCCTGATCACGCAAAGCCTTCTGCTTAACGTAAGCCTCTGACCTCTCCAGTGATCCGGTTTCAAATCTCGATAAAATCCTGTCACGCAGTGTTGCGCCCATTTGCGACAGTTCGACAGTGGCATCACCCACCTGACGCAATCCACTCTTAGCCCTGTCTACCAGCGTCTTCTTTGCTTCTTCTAACTCTGCCCTGGTTCCGGCAAGTTTTACGCCTCGCTCACGTTCTTCTCTAGATACTTGCTCTGCCGAACTACGCACACCTCTAGCTTCTGTTTCAGCGGTTCTTCTCGCTAGATCAGCTTCCACCTCTGCCAGGTTGGTAGATTTCTTAACAGAATCAGATATGGTGTCGTAAATCTTTTTCTGAGCATCAGTAGTAAACGGTGACTGACGTAATTCGTTAATTCTCTGCAAAACTAATTCACGTTGCTGACCAGACAAGTTGGCAACACCAACGTCTTTCATAACATCACGCATCACGCCAGCAGCAGGGATTCCCATAGCCCGACCAGTAGCCGACAGCACTGCTCTTGGTGCGCTAGTCACAAACTCTACGGGGGCAAGTCCACCCACGAATCTTGCGGTTTCTGCCGCCCAAGGTGGAGCGCCAAACACTTCAGCAGTTTGACCTGCCGTTTCACCAGTCAACCCACCAAAGCCACCAGACAAAGCACCTAACGCACGGCCTTTAGCGCCGGTCATAGACGGTGCTGCGGCTTTCATGGCTGTGCCTGCGGCCTTCACTGGCGCATACGGAACCTTCTCTAGTACCTGGCCTGCGCCAAAAGCAATCTCCGGCGAGAAAGCACCAGCAGCCGTACCAATAGCAGTAGCGCCACCAATATCTCTCAGGCGATCTTCAAACGGCTTTTCAGGCGATTTGCTCGGCGCTCTCGACGCTGGAGGTTTTGGCAGGTCGCTAATATCCGTTTGCGACGGTTTTGGTAGATCGCTAATGTCAACAGCCATTATTGGAACCCCTGTGAACGTAAGAAGTCTTTAGCTTTGGTTTGATCACCACCAAAGTTAGCATCTGCGTAAGCCTTCAGCTTGTCACCGCTTGGCATAGCTTTAGGGGATGGCATATCGCTACGACGATCACTGCCACCACCCAAACTTGGGAATTGTTCCTCTAGCCGGTCTTTCTCTCTCGACATTTCAATCGTACCCTGCATCATTGCATTTCTGACTGCCTCATAAACACGCAGGTCAGACCTGTATAGCGGGGCAAGAATCTTGTCTTCCATCCTGGTCAGTGCCTTACCGCCAGTTTCAAATTCTTTACTACGGAAGAACGCAAAGGTTCTGATTAGTTTCAGCGCCTCTGGATCATCTCTAAATGCTGCTTCTGCTGCTCTAGTATCTACGGCTAACAAGGAAGTCATCTTTCCCCACTTGCCTTCTGATTGCAGGCGGTCAAGGATTCTGACGCCATCCTCTAGTTCAGGAATCAAGTTCTCACGCAGACGATGTGCCGAGCGTTCTTCTTTGGTAAGTTTTTGACTACCTCTGCCATCACCTTTTAAACCAGCCGTCAGGGTTCTCAAATCACGCGCAGCCTGCTGACGATCTTCTTGCATACCGCGCTGGAACTGACGTTGTGCTTCTTTCTCAGCAGCACGACTTTTCTCTTTTTCAATAAACTCGTACATCTTCTCACCACCCTTGACCTGCTCTTGCAGCATCTTGATGGTGTTGACCAAACCCATTTTGTCTTTGTATTGCTTTAGGAAATCAGCACCTTCCTGGGCAAACAACATATCTGCTTCCATGTTTGCCTTTTCCATATTCACCGCAGCAATCTTTGCTATCTCGGTCATACGGTTATTCAGCGAATCTATCTTGGTCTTGATGGCTCTAGCACTCGACTCAAACAAGTCTTTCTCACGCAGGTAACGATCTTGCCTACCTTCTTGATAGCCTTGCATCATGCCGTTCATGGCATTCATAGCACCGATAGCATTGTTCTTGCCACCAGCCCCAATAGCAAACCCTAGTACGCCAACCAAGCTAAAAATGGTTGCCATCTCACGCGCATTCTCTTGCGTTGGCACAAACGCTTCACCAGCACGTTCCTCTAGCGCAGTACGTTCAGCGCGTAACTCAGGCGCTGTGACAGCCTGCTCGTAAGCACCAAAAGCCTCTTGCTGACGTCGCTGTTTTCTAGCTTCTCTTGCAGCCTGATCAGCAGCCATCTCACCTTCAAATGCGCCAAATTCTTTCTGTGCTTTCTCTAGTTTCTTTCTTGGCTCACCGACAAACTGCTGATAAGTAGGATCAGACAAAACTGCCGCAGCAGCATCCTCAGAAGTTGCCGGAGCAGGTTGCCGACGCCCTGTTACCGCAGAACCAGCAAGCGGATCACGCATCCCCGTGATGCTTTCTAACGCGCTAGAAAATCTTGGATCAGCCATATTTATGCTCCCTGCGGTCTGCTACCTAATCCTTGCATTGCCATTTGCATAGCATTAGAGAAATAGTTGGTTGTCAGTTCATTAACATACTGATCTGCTTCCAGACCTGCTCTAATAGCGCCTGTCGCAATTTCATCTGCAATACCAGATACTTTCAAACCTAAATCATACTTATTAGCCAACAGTTGCTGACGGAACGCTTCTATCTGGTTAGCTGCTTGATCTGCGCCCACACCACCACGGCCTGCAACGCCCTGCGCCATACGCGCTTGCATAGCTTGTAGTTGTTGCTGTTCTTGTGGGCTGAGTTCACCAGCCTGTGCGGAAGACAGCAATTCCTGACCACGCCGACGATAAGGCGCTGCCATAGCCTGCATTTCTTCTCTGGCTCGTTGACCTTGCTCACGCGCTCTGTTTGCTTGCAAAATCCCAGGAATAGCAGAAACACCCATCAAGCCTAAGGTTTCCAGAACTCTAGGGCTAGTCGCTGTCGATTTAAGACGATCTACAAATGATGGCTCTCTACCCAACGCTCTTTGCACAAGTTCGTCTGAATACGTTGGCGTAGCACCCCTAAAACTGGGTGTTATCGCTGAAGTATCGGGCAAAGGAGGGGCAGAAGGTACAAGGCCATAAGTTCCTTGCATTAGTTGTCTAGGATCAGTTCTTAATGCGCCTACTTCCGGTCTTCCAAATCCCACGTTAAAAGGGCTTGTAGCAGGAACTGATGGTATGTCTACCTCAGGAACGCTAGGCATTGAAGATGAAAAGTAGCTAGTATCCGACACATTTCTTGCGCGACTAGGCGAAAAGTAGGTGTCTGCTTGCGCGGCTGGTGCTTGTCTTGGGGTGAAGTAAGTATCAGTATCAACACTTCTACTCCGACTGGGCGTGAAGTAAGTATCTGCATCACCGTCGTAGAACTCCATCAGCCCCGTGTCAGGGTTGATAGTGCCAGCACCACCCGCTTCTTTCAGCATGGTGGCTTCTCTAGGCGTGATGTGGACAAGCATACTGTCACCACCCCTGCCTTTTCCGGCAAGTTGCTTGGCAATCTGTTTAAGGTCGCTGCTGTCTTGAATATTAGCCTTCAGCAGTTTTGCAATTTGTTTAGCCATAATCTCCACCTAGTTCATCTTTCAATTTCAGCGACTCGACGTTCCAAACAGGTTTACGTTCTTTACCCTTCTTGCCTAAATACAACGCGCCAGGATCACCCACACTGAGGGCTTGCGACAATGCCGCAGAACCTGCCATTCCAGAACCGCCCCCACGATCACCTAAGAAATAAGTAGAGGATGCTGGCCCTAGCAGCGATAACAATATTGTCTTGTCTTTACCTACGCCTGGTTCTACTTCTGGTTCTTCCGCAACCTTTTTAGGTTCTTGCTCTGCGCCAGGCGCTTTCGGTGTGCTTAATTCTGCGCCAACAGGCTTTTCTGGTTCTTTCTCAGCAGTGACCTGAACTTCCGGCAAACTTGGTGTTGGTGTCGTAGTAGTCGGGGCGCTAGGTCGAGTTATTTGTGTCGGCACTAAATTCAGATTTGTTCCTAATGCGTCAGGCAACCTAGAAGCCGTAACCGTCACCTCTGGCAAAGCAGCCGTTCCAGAAGGTGGTGGTGGAGGCGTAGTAGTGCCCGCAGTGGTCGGAACATCTACCTCAGGCGGTCTGGGTGTTGCGACATCTATATCTGGTGCTTGAGTGGTTGCTGTTTTTGTTGCTTGCCGAACTTTTACTTCATCTTCAATATTTTGTTTAGCAGCCTGCAACTCTGTGTCAGCAAAGCCGGTTAAGGCTGACATCATTGCCTGCTGTGGAGATAGACCTGCCGCAACAGCCTGTGTGTATTCGCCAGCAGCGCGAGAAATAGCCTCTGCGTCTGTTGCTCTGAAAAGTTGTTGTGCAGTCGCGCCACCAGCCAAACCTGACAAGGCCGCAGTTTTAACATCTCCACCAGTAATCAGCGCAGCCGTAGCCTGCCGACCAGCGTTAGTAACAGCCGCATTAACCAGGTCATTCTGCGCTATCGTTTTAACCGTTTGCAAATACTGACCAACCTGACCTGCTGCCAAACCCGCAAGTCCAGCCTGCAATGCCTTATCAACAGGAGCGCCGTTAGCAATGGCTAGCGCAGAACTTAACGCCGCCGCATTAACAGGCGATAAACCAAGACCACCAGTCAGACCACCAACAATTAACGAATCTGTAACCGCAAATATTTTGTCGAATAAGTTTTGCTTACTTGAAAGCTGTATACTTTTTTCAACTTGATTTTTGTAATTTTGCTGTGCTGTTACAAAAATGTTTTGTATTTCAGATGCTGGTACTTGATTTTCAACTAAGAAATTAGCTGCTTTGTTTAAGTCATTCTTAAACCCATTAAGTTCAGATTTGATTTGAGGGTGCGGATCACCTTGATAAGCCCTGTACGACTGTAAGTAAGCCGCCATGACATTGTTTACTGTGGCTTTTGTAAAGCCTACAGGGTCTTGTCTTGCTCTCTCAAAGTTAGCAATTACTTTTGCTTGTTCATTGCCACGAGTTCGACTTCTTGATCCAGTGCCTTGAAAATAATATTTAGCGTCATCTACTAATCTAAAAAGCGGCAATCTCTTGCCAACATCACTGTTAGCGAATGCCATTGCTTGTTGAAAATTAGTAATTTTCATTTTGCTATCTCAAAAATCGATTTTTTTTGGAGGAGGGGAAGCATTTTCAACTCGACAAATTAAGTGCCGCTGCAATCTGTTCGTGAATGTACAAATGACTGGCTATCCAGTCGTAAAAATCTTCCTCTCTATTCCAGTCTGTATCTAGCAAATTGAACGGATTATCCAGGCTTAACAGGGTCGCAAACGCCTGATGTTCCACCTGATGCACCTGTAACCAGTCATCCAGATTGTCCACATCAGCATCTATCAGGGGGTAAGAAGGCACAGAAATGCCCTGATCCATGAATGTTTCCTGAAATAACTTGTGCTGCAAGCCGTTTTCGAACAAAAACTCACCCAAAGAATCTCGATCTCCGAATTTCACAATACTGAGCGAGTCCATGTTCATTACTTGTCTGCCTTATGCTCTAGTCTGTCGAAAATCTTACTTAACATCCCTTTAATATCATTGATGTCAGTTTTGTAATCTTCTTTGCTCACATAAACGTGCGGCAAATCACGGATGTCATCGTCAATCCGGTTAAGCATCCGAGTGATGTTGTTAAGTGTCCAGCCTCCAAAGAACGCTGCAACACCAACAACCAGGTTGAATAACATTTGACCTTCCATCACACACCGTAATAAGGAATTTTCTTGTTTGTGCCGTTAATGCTGATAGTTAAGTACCCTTCAGGCACTAAAGGCAAGCTAGATGTCGCAAAAGTCGCTGAACTACCCGTTGTTCCTGAGATATTGGCGTTTGCTAAAGTCACATTGCTAATGCTGCCGCCTGTAATAACCACCGCATTGGCATTTTGCTGCGACATCGTGCCGTAGCCCGTACCCTTCAAAGAACCAAAGGTGTCGAACGTACCGTCCGTTGTCCAAGTGTCACCCACATTCAGTGTCACTTTGTAAAGTGTTCTTAGCGTACTGTTGTTGTTGTAGCTAACAGTAAGCGTCACAGCCGCTGTGTCTTTGTTTTCAATCGTGATGGACTTGACGGTTCGTCGCGTAGAAGCAGCAGGCGCAGCTACAAGCGTTACGCTACTTGTACCGTTTAGTGCGCCATCATTAGCGCCTTCGGTAAAGTTTGTGCCGTTGTTATCAGCATAAGCCGACGTAAAGTCAGGGTTAGTCGTAGCCGCAGCCCCAGACATGGCTACTACAATAGATTTTGTCGTTGCGTCGAGAACTAACATGATGACCTCTTAACTTATAAACCAAGCATACGCATAGGCTGTGTTTGCGCTTACGTTACCGCCGCCCCCACCACCGCTGATTGTTACATTTGCTGCCGCAGTAATTCTTCCCTGTGCATCTATAGTGATTTGTGCCACCTGTGTGGAACTACCATAACTTCCAGAAGTCACCGCCGTATTTGCAAGCGAAATCGTGCCGGAAGTTGTAATAGGGCCACCTGTCAGGCCAGTTCCCGTATTGACTTGGGTTACTGTGCCTGTGCCATTACCTCCACCCCCTACACCACCTGCAACCTTTAGCATGATGACTCCTTATAGACCATCGCCTGGCGTAATGTAAATTGTGGCTGTTCCACTACTTGTTATGCCAGTAAAGTAAGCGTTCGGCACAAATGTCAAAATCTCATCCGTGTTTGGCAAGATTGGAAAAGCAGGGCCAGTAGTTGTCACAATACCGGCATTCGTTGTTGCATTTGCTGCGTCTTGTCCATAACCCAAAAATACCGTTATCGTGCCGGTGTTAATGACACGGTACTGGTTTCCGTTGTTTGTTCCTGAGTAAGCCTGAACAGGCGTTGGGGCTGTGGTGGCTGCTGTAAACGTCACCGTGTTGCCCATTTTCTGAAAAGCATTTAATCCCATAGCCGCCCCTTACAAAGCAGAAATTTGTGACGTTGTGAGCGCCGAAATGTCACCACTACTCAGTGAGCCAATGTCAGAAGAAGTGATCGGTGTAACTTCAACTACAGTCTCAGGCAATGCGTACTTTACCCACTGCTCACTCGACTGTGACCAAGACCACTTGTAGCCTTCTTCATCAGCAGGTTGTGGATCACGGATAACCCAACCAGGTGGATACCACCAGACAACCTCTTGACCTTCAGGCGCAACAGGTTCGTCAGGCACTTCAATCCAACCCTCTGTGCCATCGGTTTCTGGCTTTGGGATAGAACCGTTTTTAGAGTAGAGCATGGTCAGTCCTTATTGCAGAGGGAAGGCCGCAGTCGGCGCGGTAAAGTTGGATGTATATCGGGCGAACTTAGTGACACGCAGGTCATCAATATATCCGTTTAATTGTGCGCCAATTGCGCCAATAAAAAGTTCTGCGCCGACAATAACGCTGCTTGAAAACGACGTGCTATTAGTTGCCGTACCGTCATTTGTTCCATTAACAAACAAACGCAATGATGTACCACTGCGCGATACTGCTAGATGAAACCAACTACCCGTTGTTACTGTTTGAGTTGTCCCAGCCGCTATTACTGCACCATTGCCAAAAGTCGCAATCCTTCCAGACGTATTTACATAGAACAGCAATCCGGTTGCTGTTTGGTCATCGCCAAAGCAAATGATTGGCATATTTGCAGCCAGCGAGTTGAAATAGGCCCAGCACTCAATTGTAAAATCGCCCGTCCCTAAAGATAGGTTTTGGCTTGACGGAATTACCAACCTATCCCCAGTCCCATCGAAGTACATACTCGACCCACCGAACTTACTCTGCGTCGTGCTGATCTGCGCGTTGCCTATAGTCTCAAGGACGTTCTTTGCTGTAGCATCTGTAATGCCAGCGTTGGTAAAGTTGAGGAGGAGCGCAGTTCCGGAAGCCCCTTGCGATGTCGTGGTAACTGGAGACGTTGGCGGCGTGAAAATTTGCGCCCCAATTGTTGTGCTTGTAGTTTGATACGAAGTTGGAACACTTCCGATTGTTATACGGAAGTCGCACATATATGCTGCTGCTGTGGCATTTAGGAATTGAGCAGTTCCAGCAGTTCCATAGTTAAAAGTAATGCCGTTTTGAAACGCTGCTAATTTTCCATTTACAAACGCCCTAACAGTTCCTGACTGTCTAAGTCCGACAACATGAACCCATTCATTACTGTTGATAGTTCCTCCAGTAATGATGAAGTTTGTGCCAGGGTTTTGGAAATCTAGGAAGCGCACGGCGTTTGCATTTACCTGCAAGTAAATGGGATAGCCAGCGGAGTTATTGAATCTTATTAGTTCCGTAAACGCCGCCGATGCAGACGGCGTATAGACAAAACATTCAAGGCAATAGTCACCTGTGCCAATGGTCGTGCCGATGGTAGGTGTCACCAGGTTGTCGCCAGCGCCATCAAAGTACCCACTACCACCTACTGTAGCCGCGCTATACGCAACCCCAGGCGCGAATGGTTCAAATGCTTGGACGGATGGGGAGCCTTGTACCGTAAGCGCGTATGCGTTGCTGCTGTTATCAATGAAGCGATTGTCTTGGGCTGTAAGCAGTTTGCAGTTCGTTGCGCCTTGGCTAGTGGTTGTCAATGGGGATGTGCTAGGCGTAAACGCGCCGGTATAAACAGCCGACGTACAAACACGAATGTTTGAGGCATAGCCCCTGAACTGGTAGTTACTTGTACTGGAGTTTAAGAATAACGAAAACGTGTTTGTCGTGCTATTTCTGTTGGTAAGTGTAGTTGTGCCTGACAAGGTTTCAGCAACACCATTGACGTACATTGCTAGAGCATTACTGTTTGCCACCACTGCAATGTGATGCCAAGTATTTAGCGCAAGCGCCGTGCTTCCTGTAGCAGTCTTTGACGAGCCGTCAAACCAACGAAGCACAAGATTTCTGCTTGCGTTAGGGCCAAACCCAAGAAATATAGACGAATTGAATGTTGCATCCATGCCTATTAACGCAGGAACGCCATCTCCAGAAACAGGGGCTTCTGTCATGTATATCCAGCACTCGGCAGTAAACGTGCTGGTTGTTGAACTAACTAAAGCGGCTGTGCTATTGCTAAACCCAACAGAACCAGAAGCCGCGCTTGCAAAATTACTCCACCCCGTCTGACTAAACGGCGTGAACGTACCCTGTGTCGTGTTGCCGTTACGAGTAATCGTGAAGTTGTTGGTAGACGAATCTAAGAACGTGTTGTTTTGTGCGCCGTTCGTGCCATTACCTGGCAACAGCAATGTTGTCAGATAAAAATAGGCATCGGAAGCTGCTGCGCTTACCGCACCATAACCCGCCAAAAGTGCTTGTACTATGCCTGTCATGTGATATTCGACCCTGAAATGACCCAAGCCTGGCTAGCAACCTTGACCGCTGTTGCAACACCCCACTGAGTAAGTGTTCTGCTGCCAGTCGCGCCATTCGATGACAAATACAACGTATCTGTGGTCAAGGCTATCGTGACGTTGTTGGCAGAACCATTGATGATCGTAACCGCCGAACCTACTGTAAATGCAACATTAGAGTTTGCTGGAAAGGTGTAAGTCGCTGCCGCTTGTCCAGTTGGGTGATAAATGTGTTTACCAGAATCGCCAAGCACGACGTTGTAGTTACCGTTTTGGCTATTTTGGGGAATACCCATAAAGCCAGCCACGTTGACACTATCAACAACTGCATTGCCAACAGATACGTTATTTAAAGTTAAATTGCCAAGCGTACTGGTCGATCCATTTAACGCAATGACGGTATTACCAATCGTGACATTGCCTGTTGCAGCAGCAGGTGCTTGGCTTGCCCAAGTAGTTCCGTTTGATACCAGCACGTTACCGCTACTGCCTGGCGCAACAACTTGAACAGATCCTGTTCCGTTGCCAAGCAGTACATTGTTAGCGGCTAGACTGGTTGATCCGGTTCCACCCTGTGCAACTGCAATTGCCGTAGCGACACTTGTAATCGTCACGTTTGCGAACGTCATGTTGTTCAGCGTAGTGACTGTGTTGCCAAGCTGGATCGCTGTATTGCCTAGCGTGATGGGTGTGGCAAAGTTTTGGTCTAATTGCGACAACGGGATTGCTGTTGTTGCATTAGCAAATGTATTTGGAACTGGCATTTAGAACCTCACTCTCAATTCATGTTCGTACTCAAAACCGTTAATAACCATCGCTGATGAGTTCGATGTCACGGTCATACCAAGATATTTTCCCCATTGCTGTGCATCTGTCTTGTACAACACAAATCCCTGACCACCAATCCACAAAATGATTGCAGAAGAATTGTTTACCCAAGAAACAGCATTTCCAAAATTATTGATCCAATTAACATAATTGCCAAGCGTGTAAACAGGGCTAGAGCCTGATTCGCTGTCAATCGTTGTCAATAAAACACCACCACCTGTAATTGTTGCCTCAATACCAATTTTTAGGGCTTGTTTTGTCCTAATTGGATCGGTCATCGGCATCAATGCCGTTTCGATAATACTTGGCACAATACCCGCAGAATCAGAATACAAATACAGCAGGTCTGTTCCTGTTGTGCCAT